TCTTTATTTGATGGATTATTTATATTCAATTGTAATTGATTATAATAATCTTTTTTTGCATTAACAATATCACTTAAATCATAATATGAATAGAGACCATAATTATCCCATTGTTTTTCACCATAAAAATATTCATCTTCTGATTTTCTTAATTCTGGTTGGACATGTTTAGACATACGTATAATATTTGTATAAAATTCAGTTGGATTTTCAAAATACATACGATGTTCTACTCTTTTGGCATGGACAAGTGGATTATCCATATCTCTCGTAGGAACAAATCTTCCCCGTAAGTATTTATATTGATTATTTGGAATTAAATTTATCAGTGATTTATCTTCTAGATCAGTATCTGTTATATAAATTCCCCGATTAAAATTATATTCTTGTTCAATTGTTTGTTTAGATTTAGTTTTAACTACAACATTGCGTTGTGTAGTAGCTAATTTATAAACTCTTTGAGTATTTTCATCATCAATACCGAAACCCATATCAAATTGAGTTTGTTCAATTAAATATTCTAATTTTTTACTAGCGAATAACATTCTTTCATTATTATCCAAATAAATGTATTCTGCAATTAATTTTATGTTATTCAATTTTGGCGTAACAACAAAAGAAGAAAATTGTTCTTTATAAAGTAAATCATCCAATGGTCTTAATTCAACCTCTAATTCTATATTTGTATTAATTAATCCAACCAATGGCAAAGCCATACCATAATTTCTATTAAACCAAAAAATATTATGTACAAATAATAAATGTTTTGGTTTAGGCTTGTCATTAAAAGTAGTTAATTCTGGAATATTGCCAATCATAATATCATATGATCTTTGAGTTCCCGGATTTTGTGTTAATTCATACCAGATATTAATCCAATCACTATATTGTGTATCTATAATCTGTCCATCTGTTCGTATAATGACTTTTTTAATCAAAAAATGTCCTAATTTACGAATCCATGCATTTTTACTATTAATATTGCGATAAAAAACATTATAGAGACTGTTTTTCATTTGAATCAATTCATTAGATCTTTTTAATAATAATTCAATTGTTCTATTCATTGTATCGACCATATAGGCAATAATTTCAGTTTGTTCTTTCTTTCTTTGAGTAAAATAATAATAATCTATTAAATCATAATAATTATCATTATTTGATTCTAGTTCATTTATCAATTGTTCAGATGACTCAAAATAATCCATTAATAGTTTATCATAATATAGATTAATTTGATTGAATGTTAATGTTATTCTATTTGGTAATAGAATCTGTTTAACAAACAATGATGGATCTTCGTTTTGAACACTCATAACATAATCAAAAATCCAATCTAGAAAATATTCTAAAAGATTATTAATATTATTAAATCCATTGTATTGTGTATTTATAAATTGTTGATCATTCAAAAAATCTTTTCTCGTTATCAGATAAACAGTATTTATAATGTCATCTGTATTAAAATTATAATCTAATGCAATATCTATAAATTTTTTAATAAATGGATAATTGTTATTACTAATTAAATTAAAATAAATTTCTAGTTTTGAATCAATTAAATCATAAGTTTTGTTAGAAAATATATTCTTTAAAAGTTATTTTTGGTTTTACTTTAGGATCAATCAAAGATTTTATTAACATATAATCAATATCATCAAGTAATTTAATACTTAATAAAATAATTTGAGAATAATAATTTGTATTATTGAACAAAATACTGAATGACTCAAATTCTTTTTCTGCTAAATGTCTCTTTATCCCATATACAATACTTATCTCCACCAAATTGTTAATGTCATTTTGTGTAATTACTGATTTTGATTCTAAATAATCATAATAATCGTCATACAATGTCAATTTAAGATTGAAATAATATTCATACTGGGTTAAAATTGCATATATGTATTCAAATAATGCTTGATCGTTAATAAGATATTGATATATTTGTTTAAAAGAATTGAATGTTGTATTAATCGTATCATATACATCTCGAATTGTTAATCTAGGTGCACTGATATTTGTAGTTGTTTTATCAAAAAATGAAACTAAAGTTTGACTAATACATTGTGAAAAATCATCCAATCTAGTGTATAATGATTGTAATTGTTTTATTTGTTCTGGATAATAATCTTGGTACAAAAATACATAAGTAGATACATTTTTCAATAGATTCAAATCAACGTTATTAACATTAATTTCAGAAAGTATATCGTAAGTTATCGTACTAATATTCTTAAAACTAAATTTGTCATTCAAATAACCTAAATTATTCAAATTTACAATACTTTGTTCATATTGAACATAATAATAATTTTGTAATTTATAATTATCTCTCATTTGTCCAATAACAAAACGAATATTACTGGTCATATTCAAATTATCAATTGAACTTAAATTACTGATATAGATATTATTGAAAATTAAATCTCGATATGTTAATGGTATGGAATTATTTTGATAAATTATTTTCGATTCTATTGAATATTTATTAATTTCTTCTAAAGTATACTTGTTGGTTAACAAACTTGTTCTGATCTTTATCAAAATTAATTTACTAGATTCATTTAATCTATCAGATAATAAAACATAATCAATTGCCATTATTATCCATGAATTTATCAAATTATTATCTGTATTTGAATTTGAATATGAACTATATAACTCATAATCTAATACAAGTTGTGATATTAAACGAGTTATTTCTAACAATGCATTTGAAAATTGTCTATCTTGTTCAAACAAAATTGAATTCAAATTATTGAAAGGATTATAAAACAAATATGGTTTAATTCTAAAATAATCAATTGGAAATATTTGATATATGGTATTATTTTCTTTAGTATTCAATGATGCCACACGTGTTGTGTCATAAAATACCTTAATAAATTTATTGTTTTTGATTCGAGACAAATTTTGATTGTAATATTTTGTATTTATTGGTTTCAAATCTGGTAAAATTATATTCATAATTGGAAATGTGGTATAATATAAATAATCTTTCAATCCCAGTACAACATTATGATCATAAATTTCTTGATAATAATTTTTTGTACGATCTGGTTCTGTATCTAACTTTTCAATATCAATTTCATAATTATTGTCAACTTTAGTAAAATAATCATTAATTAAATGTACTAATTGATAACTAGTATTACCTACACTTGTCGTAATTAATTCTTCATTGAATGTCATTTCCGAAAATAATTTACTTATTTCTCTTGAATGAATAAATTCACTAATAAAATAAAATTCCATTTGATTTAGAACAATTGGATCGATTCTAGTGGGTAGATATTTATTATCAAATGTTAATGGTTGTGTCAGTGTTAGTTTTGGTGTATTCGAACTAAATTTATATAAAACATAATTAACAGTCTTTTCTTTTTGATTTACAATCAAATCATTAAAAGTATAATTAGCCGGGGCCTCAAAATTAAAAGAATCATATTTGTCCATAAAATATTTTAATACTGTTTGATAATATATCTGAATTCGTAATTTAATTTGTCTGATATCTATAATTTTCTCATTGTCATTATCATTATCACTGCCAATTGTTTGACAATAATAAAAAATATCTTGAAATATTTCCATTATTTGTGGTACTAAATTTCGATGAAAAATTATACTATAAATAACTAATTGATCAATATCATAATGTATATTTGGATCTATCTCATATGACGGCGAACTATAATTTCGCATGTCTATTTTATTGTTACTGTTATTGTTATTTATAGAAACACCATTTTTATACAGATCATTTAATTTATAACTTATTGTCTGATTCAAATTAATTGTGTTTATTATTAACTGATTCACGGATATATCGATAAAATTACTTGCATTAATTGGATTTAGATAATTAAAACTTTTCAAATGTGATTTCAGATCATTTGACCAAGTAATTGAAGATAATTGTTTTAGAAAACTTATGATTAAGAAATTTAAATTAAAAACATTTTTAGTAAAATGCAAATCAGAATTAGGATCAACGTTATTATCCCAATCGGGGATATGATAATATAATAATTCTTGATCTATTAAATTTAAATTAGGATCTTGTTTCATTCTTGATGTGTTTTCAAACATTGCATGATAATAAGTAAATAATTCGTTGAAATTATTTTCTAAATTATTTGACACTGTTAATAATTTACCATTTAATAATTGTAAATAAGCATTAGGAAATTGATTAGAATAAATATTATTTTGTTGATATAATGTTTGCGCATTATTAAATGTATCAAAATAATCTATTTTAAAATTCGGATCTAAAAATGCCGAAAATTTACCAAAAGTATTTAATTCATAAGATTTATTATCAGTATAGATATTCACATTGGAACCATTAACAATAAATCCTTTAACAATAATCAAAGGTATTGATTGTGATAAATGATTGAGAGTTTTTAAACATAAATTAAAAACATTAATCATGTATTTTTGTTCTGGACCAAAATCATAAAACAAATTCTGTGTATCAATAATTTTACTATGTGAATTTCCAAAAGTACTAGAAATTGTATTCAATAAAAAATAGCTATCAAGACTAGAATATACCGGATTATATACAGTAATATTATTAGTAATACTCGGATTATAAATATCATTTAAAATTTGTAATTGGGGCAATTTAGTATAAACATTTGCAAATTTATTTGATAAAACAATATTGAAACTTTCTATTAGAGAATCGAATGTCAATGTCAATCCCGATGAATCAGTAAAATTCAAATGTTTTAAATAAAATGTTAATAAAAGTTCTCTAGATGGTATCAAATTATAAAAAACAGTAGTATATAAAACAATATCAATTGTAATACCAGTATCTATTAATGGAATTTGTTCAGATAAATCAGTTTGATTATCTATAAAATATTTGATAAAGGTTTTAATCAAATCATATTTTTCTTTTAAATCATAAATCCACAGATCTAATAATTTATATTTGAAATCTAAATAATTATCATTAATATTATCAAAATTATTGATCAGTTTTAATTTAACATCTTGACGGATTTTTATTTCCCATACATACTCAAGTTGGGTTATATCAATAGTATTTAGAACATTAACAATATCTATTAGATCATTATTACTTGTTGTTTTCTTCACATCTGAACCAAACAAAACATCAAATAAAGGAGATGATTGTATAATTTCAACGATATCTGAACTTTTAGGTTTCAGAAATTTTGTAATGATTTCTGGTATTTCGGCACTAAAAGCGACCCTATATAGTAAATCACCATTATTTACTATTTTACAAATGCCATTCATACCAAAATCCATCGGCGAATCAAAATATAAATCTATAAAATCTGTACTGAATGATACATAACGTCTATAAACTTTTTTAAAAAATGTTATTTGTGGTGAACCAGTTAAAAATAATAAATCTTCTTTACTGCTTTGTGATGCAACTAGCTGAAGTAATCCCCCGGCCATTATTATATTTAACCAATATTATCGTTTATGTTTAATTTTCCCATTATAAAACTTATAATGGGAAAATTATTTTTAAGATTTAAATTACAATTAAATTAAGCCCCAACTTGGAATGCTAAACCGGCCATGCCATTTAAAAATCGTAAAATATTTAAAGAAATAGTATACACTCCCATGAATATTTTTCTATCATCAGGAATATCAGTAACTAAATTACTTGCAGTTGTTGTAATAGGTACAAATTTATCTTTAAAATTAACAACTAATGCAACATTATTGACTCTGCTACAATTAAGAGTACTACTAGGTTGATGCGCCTCGGGTTGTAATGCGAAAGAATAAACATTAAGTCCATCTGGTGGGCTAGTTGTATTACATTGATAAGGTTGTAAATAATTATAATAACTAGCATCAGTAGCAATGGTTCTTTGATATGAATTCAATTCAATAAAACAAGTATCAAAAGGATTGACAGTTTTATCTGGATTAATTCCGAAATTAGTCCATTGACATTTATTATGACCAGATAAATTTTCTCGATAATAATTAGGTTGGGCAAACCAGAAGAATTCTTTACATGGATGCGAAAAATTTAATCTAGCATTGAATTGTTTAATAGAAATGTTTTCAAAAAATTCATATTGTACTTGATCAATTAAATATTCATGAGATGATTGCGCAAATCGTCTTCTTTCATCTGAATCTAAATAAATATAATCTACATACAAACATACATTTTGTAAATGTATATTGTATTGATTTTGTATGTTATCTGTAGATAATAATTCTGGCGCATCTTGAAAATAAAATACCTTTGCTAATTCTTTCAATTTTAAATTAATCACAACTTGATGGAATCTCAATGAAACTAGTGGCAATGCTGATCCATTATATCTACAGTACCAAAATTGTAATGGAACAATTAATTTATAACCCGGTTTTGGTATAGAATTATAATCATATAGTTCTGGAACATTACCAATCATTTTATAATATTCTACTGTTTGGGGTTGTGGTAATGTCAAATCATTCCAAATAATAAACCAATCACCAGTTTGACGATCAATTGCTTGACCACCGATATTAATTTCAATCGTATCAATGATACTGTGTCCTATTTGTTCAACCCATGCGGCATTATAACGTTCCTTATAACTATTGGATTGAAATTGTAAATAAATTTTTTCTTTAGATAATTTATCGTTGTAAAAGATTAAATAATAATTTTGTAATGATTTGTACAAAGTTTGATTGATTAATTGTAATAATTTTTTTCTTTTTAATACATTCTGTTCTTGTGTGTCTAAATTAGGATATCCTTGATTAACAGAACCGATAACTGAATCAAATAATATTTTAATATCAATTTGATTAATTTTTTGAATAAGACTATATTGTAAATCCGCCAGAGATAATATGTATTTTAAATTCTCTTTCATGTAAATAATTAATTTGTCTCTTGCTATAATCAATGGCAAGATAAATGAACTATTCATTGTTTCTATTATTTCTTCAATTGAAACACTTTGCGAACTTAATAATAAATCTAATTTTCTAGTGAATTCAGTGTCTAATTGTATGTAATTATAAATTTGTTCATACAATGCATTACTTAATTTGTATTCATTTGTTGCAGTTACCGCATCAATAGTATAAAATTCGGGATGTTTTGTTAAATCAATTTCTGGCAAATCAATTTCTAAATAAGTTTTGTACATCAAATCTGCTACTGGATCTATTGTACATGAAATTGTATAACCAAAATCTGCTTGACCATTAAAATCTTGACGAATTGAATCTATAGCAAAATTAGTATGCCGTCTATAGATTGTTTTGAAAAATGTGATTTGTGGCGTACCAGTTAGGAATAGATCTTGTGTACCATATACGGCTAGTTGTAATAGTCCCCCGGCCATTATACATATATATTATAATTAAAAATTATTAATTAAACCATTAGGTTTAGGTCCATAAAATCTGTTTTTATCTATGTTAAAAACCATAAGGTCTGATTTACTATCTACAAGTAATTTATTTGAATCAAAAAATTGATAATTAAACATATTAAGTTATCAGTAGATTTTTGTATGATTATGAAAATTATAAATGAACGTTATTTTACGTGAAACAGATATTCATTTGTGTTCTAAACACAAATACGAATTTTTGTATGAATTAAAAAGATTTTATTGTATACTTGATGCGTTATTGTTAATAACTATTAGTTCATTAACAATAACAAATTTCTACAATTATGATTATGATCCAGATAATGATTTTCCAATATACATTTGTGTGTATAATTGTTCAATATTATCTGCCCACTTTATTTGTAATTTTATTTATTTAATTTTGGATGAGAACAAAAATTCTACTTTATGGCTATTTAATTATATTTTTGATATAATGTTAACTTTTATAGATATTTTAATGGTGTTTATGGTCATGGTGATTTATAATACAAATATTCAAAATGATTCGAATAAAATTATGTATGTGAATAAAATGTATACATACTTTATGATTTGTTTCGGATGTATGTATAGTTTATTATATTTAATTATTTTAATTTCTAGTTTAATTAGTAAACGTTATTTAAAACTGGCAAAAATTGATGTTGATAATATTTGTTTAATTTGTTGATTTTGATAATACAAAATCAACAGATTAAACAAATCTGTTGATTTTTTGATATTATCTTTTATATTAATATAAAAGATAATGCAAAAACTTGCAATTAGCGTTAATGGTCAGACAATTTGTCATAATCAAAAAGTCCCATATGAATTAGTACATAATCAATCTCAATATGCACCTAAAATTATTTGTCCAAAATTAGATCCTAATAAATTATACACTTTAATTATGGTCGACAGAGATGCCCCATCTAGATATAATCCAATTAATAGTTTTTATTTGCATTGGATGATTATTAATACAAATGATGTTATTGCAGAATATATTCAACCATCACCACCTAAAAATTCGGGTGAACACAGATATTATGTAATATTATATGAACAATCAAATAAGATTAATTATGATTTAATATCAAGAGCAAGATTCAATTTAGAATTGTTTATTAAAAATAATAATTTAATTCCACTTTACGGGATGATGTTTACAACTGAAAATGATTAAGATGATTTTGGCACAGATGGTGATACAACTGGAGCAACGGGAGCCACAACTGGAGCAACACTTGGTCCAGACAAATCGGCAGTTGCATTACTGATAATAGCACTAAAATCATAATCGCCGTCAACAAATGCATTAGTCCATGAATTTGAATTAAGAATATTAGTAGCACAAACATATTGTAAGTAACCACTAGTATTACCATTGTTATTATAGACCAAAGAATAGGCTTGATTACCAGTAGTAGGAATGAAATTAATCAAAGGAGTAATTGTTGATTTAGAATCATCAAATACAAATGTGACTGGTTGAGTGAAAGTTGTAGGCAAAAAACGGATATCTTGAGAAGTTGTAAGTGTTGAAACAAGTGGATCGAATGACATTTTTATATATTATATCGCATATATTTTGTTTTTATTAGAATGATATTAAATTCCAACCAAAAAATTATTGTTTTTTTATGTATGTGTATTATATACATATAATGAAACGTGTCGTTATATTTGGAGCCGGAATCGGTGGTTTGACAGTTGCACATGAATTGTCTAAATTAAATTATAAAATAGATATTTATGAGAAAAAAGATGCAATTGGTGGTTTAGCAAGAAGTGATCGCGACGAATTTGGTTGTAATCGAGAAGTATGTTGGCGAGTTGAATTTAATTTTTATCAAAATCTATTCCGTGTTATGAGAGAAATTCCTTTGATTCCGGAATTGTATCCTAATGAAAGTCCGAATAATGTGATAAATAAAACAGTAATCGATAATTTAACAAAATGTTATCATAAAAATATCAATGACACTCATACACCATTAATTGATAACATTAAAATAGCCTATAATATATTATATGGCGCGACATCATGTGATGATAGATTAGATACTCTTGATGAAATTTCTTGGGCAGATTCTTTGGATAACATTGGTGTATCTACATTAGTAAAACAAGTCGCGCCATGGTTAGGTCTTGATAGAAATCTCGCATCGTATAACTCTGTCATTAAAGTAGGAATGGAACAAGATATTTTACCCAAACAAATTAAAGATCTTGATAGTGAAAGAAATTATGTAACAAATGATCCAACTAGTGAAGCATGGTTTGACCATTGGGAAATAAATTTAATGAATAATGGTGTTAATTTTCATATGAATAGCGAACTTGTATCTGTTCAAATTGAAAATAATCTTGTTATATCCGCTATTGTATCACAAAAACTAACAAATAATAACAAAAAACAATTTATTAAAGTATATGCAGATTATTTTGTATTTGGTTTGCCAGTTGATGCATTAGCAAAGATAGTTCTACAAACACCGGAATTGAATTATGGACAATTATCGAATGTGATAGAATTAAGCAATACTTGTTTACATATGCAACCATGTTTTCAGTTATTTATGAATGAATCTATATCTCTTGGTAAAAATATAAATTCATTTTTGATTACAGATACACCATGGGATTTAATAGTATTAATGCATGATAAAATATTCAAATCACCATTATGTTATAATATTCCTGATGCTAAATCTAATTGGTCAATCGCGGCATGTACTGTATACAAACCCGGAATTGTATTTGGTAAAACTTTACGAGAATGTACATTTGAAGAAATTATTGTAGAATTATGGGAACAAATGCTTGCAAGTAAAACCTTTAGGAAAATTATTTACGAAAATAATGGATTTGATCTAACACCAGATATGATAATTAAATTCGCACCAATGTGGCCGACTTATTATTACGATAATGATTTATTATACACAGAAGAACCTAAATTTACTAATAATGCCGGTAGTTTGAAATTAAGACCATCTTGTAAAACTCATATCGATAATTTATTCTTAGCTACTGCATATTGTAAAGAAACTATCAATATCTTTTCTATGGAAGCCGCATGCATATCTGGTCTAAATACTGCAAATTTAATTGATAATCAAGTTGAACCGCCATATATGGTACCTAGGCCCAGATTATTTGAACCTGCTAGAAAATTTGACCAATTTTGTTATGATAATAATTTACCCAATATTAGTCCTGTATTATTTAGTATAGATTACTTGTTATATGGAATTATTGGTCAAGGACGTAAATTTATGTCCTAACTATAATTATAACTATAGTTATAATGAATTCTAATATAGACAATGCACTAGAACTTTCCAATCTATCATTGAGTGTAGAAGATGCATGTGTATCAACGATTGGATTTCTAGCCGGTATTACTGTTATTGGTATCAATGAAAAAGATATTATTATTGTTACAATAATTTCAGTTTTAATTGGCGCAATATCAATAAGTGTCGGTACTTATATATCAAATGATACATTAGTACAAGACAGTAACACAAAACAAGATGATACTGGCAAACTAAAATCAATTCTAATTACTTTCTTTAGTTCATTTATTACTGGTATTATATTGACAGTACCATATATGTTATTCAAAAATAAACAAGTTGCAATGCATAAATCAGTAATAATAGCAATTGTATTTTTATTTTTCTTAGGAATCTATGACGCGCATGTTATTAATACCAATAATGCTAATAAAAATAAAAAACAAATAAATAAATGGTTTAATGCATTAAAATTCGCATTTTTAGGTATATTGTCAATTGGTTCGGGTCTCATAGCCGGTAATTATTTGAAAAAATACATTAAGAAATAGTATTTACAAATATTGATAATCTATTTAGTTCGGGTCTCATAGCCGGTAATTATTTGAAAAAATACATTAAGAA